ATATTTCAGACACGACGCTGACCTATCCAGTGTCCGTGACAGTCCAGGGCACTACCGCGTCTCCAAATATATTTTCAAACACATTTATTTCAGTCTATCCCCTGACCTTGCCTATCATAGATCCCGCGACTCAGGTATTTTCGTACTATGATTCAGTTGGCACTTGGGCTATAAAGAGCGCGGACCTCAAGATCGGCGGCCAGACCATCCAGAGTCTGACTGGCGAGTTTATAGAACTCTGGAACGACCTTCACGTCCCATACGAGAACCAACCAGGGCTTCAGATTCTGACGGGTAAGAATGACACCGGGACCACCATCAACCCCCCTGGACGCACTTATTTCGTCAATTTACCCTTTTATTTCTACGGAAGCCCGGCCCTTTACTTGCCGCTCGTGGCCTTGGATCGGCACGACGTCGAGGTCCACGTCACGTTCAGAAACTTTACTGAATTGACGGCTATTCAGGTGAATAACCCTACACTAGACGCGACCATCATAGTCGACTACGTGTACTTGTCTGACCCTGAGATTCGGTGGTTCCAGAGGTCCCGACTTGACTACATCATCACACAATGTCAATATCAGCAAATTGGTCTCTTGGCCAACTTTACGTCCGCGGTGTTCAATTTAGATCTCAAAAATCCTGTCAGGGAGATGTTCTTCGTGGTTCAACCGACGGCAAACTTGCCGTATGACTACTCGGACAACGCCGTCCAGAGCTTCGGTCTGAGCCTCAACGGCCAGGACCTTTTCACGAGTGACACGACTGACGCCCTGTACACAGGCTCCATCGAACCTTTCAACCACTATCCAAACTTCCCACAGCGTCAGTTTTTCATGTACGCTTTTACGGGCAATCCATCGTCCCCGAAACCCCACGGCCAAATCAACTTCAGCCGTATCAAACAGGTGCTTTTGACCCTCAAGTGCGGCGGCCAAGCCTACTTGCCGGCCAAGGATCTTAGAATTTTGGCTGTAAATTACAACGTCCTTCAGATTGCTGATGGGTTGGGGGGACTACGTTTCAATACTTGAAGTTCATAGTGCGGCTTAGCGTAACCAAGTTCTACGGACTTCCCATAAATTTCTATTAATTTCCATGTCATGAATTTTAATACAGATTTATGGACCTGGTTGGCCGTCAAGAGCCCCGGCGCTCCGCGCCGGTAAGTAACCCTAAAGAAAGGGCGCCTAGGAGGGACCTCCGGTCCCGACTCGTGAACATCGTTCACTCGCGCCCCTGTTTTTTCTTCAGAGTTACTAGAGATGGCCTCCCGTGCCAGTTTAGCCTTTCTGGGCCAGGAGGACATAGCCCTGAGCTCGGACCCTCAGGTTACATATTTTAAAGAGAAATATGAAGGCTCAAGCCTTTTTTCATCAAGGGTCGATAAGGTTCAGTTTGATACGGGGGCTCTCGTGCCAGGCTCTGAAAGTTACATCGAGCTTCCGCGGTCAGGGGATCTTATTACCGAAATGTATCTCAAAATTTATTTCCCACCGTCCCTGACCTCCACGGCCGTTGAAGAGTCCGCTGCGACCCTTTTCATAGAACACGTGGAGCTTTACATAGGATCTACCCTCATAGAACGTATATACGGAGAGTTTATAGCCCTCAAGTTTGACATAGAGGTTCCTCAGGGTAAGCAGCCTTCTCTGACCAACCTCATAGGCAAGGGCACTACAGTCGCCGCCTCGAGCTACACAGTCCCCTTGCCCTTTTCGCTTCTTGAAAAGGGAATTCCTCTGTGCGCCATGAAAGAATCCGTCACCTTCCGTATCGTCACAAACAAGACGAATACCTTCACGGTCCCTCCCATAGACGTCTATGACCCTGTCCCCGCCTTTTTACATGTAGAATACACATACCTGGGTCAGAAGGAGATTGAGTACATCCGCAAGACGCCTCAGATTCACCTCGTGGAGCAAGTCCAGTTGGCCGAGTTCGCCGCCCCCCTGGGAGCCCTGAACGTCCGGTGTAACCTTGGGTTTTCCAATATTGTTAAGGAATTGTACTTTGTGATCCAGAACGACTCGGCCCTGGGTTATGACTTCACAGCGTCTACAGGCCCTGTAGAGCAGATTTCTAGTTTAGAATTGTTCTTTAACTCCACCGAGCGTATATCGACCGACGTGGGCACCCCTCTTTTCCTACGGGTCATCCAGGGCCTGGAGTTTCATACCCGTGTCCCTGGTTACTATTTCTACATTTACTCTTTTAGCCTGGACCCAGAGTCCAGGAGACCTTCAGGCGGCGTCAACCTCTCCCGAATTCAGAATCAAATTTTGAAATTGAATTTGAACCCGAGTGCCTCGTCTAGAGCCATCAGAGTCTATGCTATCAACTACAACTTCCTGGAAGTCAAGGACGGGTCTGCGACCATTCTGTTTTCTAATTTTAGTTGAAAATTCCAGATGACTCTTCGTACAGGTGAAGGAGACTTTGACACTTCGGCCATTCTTGAGTCTGCTCTGGACATCTTCAGGCCCGTCATGGAATCGGCCACGGTCATGGCGGCTCACTACGCCAAGGCGTGTGGGCGTGATGTAGTCTTGGCCGAGGACATGAACATGGGTATGATGTTCGCGGCCCGTTACGTCACAGGCCGTCAGATAGGGTCTTTGTTCCCTGAAATCTACGAGGAGGGGGACGAGTCACGGAGTGACTCAGACGGAAGCGACTCCGATTTTGATGGAGACGGGGAGGAGGAATCTGGTACAGATTCCGACGGTTGGGAAACCGTCTCGGACTCGGAACTCACATGGACCCGTTACCAGGGGACGGACGATGAGCAGGCTCTCAAGATGAACGAGTGTGCGGACACGTGGGCATCGTGGGAACCTCAGAACCCTTCTGAGCGTGCGTTGAAAAACGCAATAGACAAACAGAGCGAAAATTAGATGACCTGGTGGGTCCAGGAGGAGTCCGAAGATGGCTTCATCCTGTCCAGGACCCAGCCCAAGTACTCGGTTTTGCTCGAGGAGGAAGACTATGAGACTGAAGAGGACCTTCCAGGGTTTGACAAGGGTCCAGAGGCCAATTATGGGGGGGAAGAGAACTTTGGTTCCTTCCCAGAAACGTGGGACCCTTGGGAACCTTCATATTTTTTTCTTCTAAAATAGTAAAAATGGCCGACATGCTTGCTTCGATTGCCCTCCAGCTCGAGTCCCAGTCCCTGAACTCCGTGGTGGCCGGCTTCGCGTTCGCCAGCGCCGTGGCGTGGATGGATGTTGTCCGCTGGATCATCTCCCAGGTGGTCCAGGTGGGCAAGAACGGTGGCCAGTACTACATCCTGTCTGCCCTGTTCACCACCCTGCTGGCCATCGTGGTCTACATGGCGATCAAGGCCCTGGCGACCAACGTCAAGATAAACGAGCCTTCCCAGCCAGTCTACGCCGTGACCCGTGCTTAAACGTTTGTAACCAAAACACCGAGTCTTCTAAAAAATACTTAAAAAAATAAAAATCTATCCATCACTTCCAGCCTTCGGGCATCTCCACCCGTTTATGAATCTTTATCTCTTGGTCAGGTTTCATGAGTAGCAAGTGTTTTGCGCAGGCTCCACGTTCCACGAGAGGAAACTGACACCCCGCGTAGTTACAGCGGGGACCACCAGTATCTAAAATGTAAAAACTCTCAGCCGGTTGTTCACTTCCCATGTTTATGCGAAGTTGACTTCTTTCTGCCCGTGTCATGGCCTTCAGGTGTCCTGATACAGCAGATTTGAGGTCCTGGTACACATCGGTCTTCATAAAGGCGTTTATATGGCCTCTCTGAAGATTCTTGTATTCTAAAATATCCAGGCTCGTCTTGGTGATGATTTCACTCCGCCACTTTTCATAGTTGACCCAATTTTGTTTCAAATATGGCACCACCTGATCCTGAATCACTTGGTGCCAGAAGACCATCATGAATCTAGTGGGCGTCGTACTCATTGTCCGACCGTTCTGACGGTACAGGACCTCGTGAACCTTCACGTTAGGCCAAACCGCAAACTTGTTAATTTCATTAAGCTTGTTGAATATGAAACTAGCCACCGTCCAGTATCTGATATGTGGGTTCAGAGACTCGACGAGACCAGTGAGATCCAACGAGTCAATGTCGGGTGGTGTGAAGGTCACGTTCCTCTCGATGACAAATGGACCGACCGAGTCACACGCATTCTTGCGGGCTGGGTTCAAATGCGACTTGAGTTTGTCCTGACACTTCGACAGGTACGTCGGGTGCGTAAAAGTCTTCGGGCACTTCGGACACTTGATCGTGACCATCCTTACCGGTAGTCACACAAAATAATTTTCCAAAACGCTTCGGGAACTGGCCTGGGCTGAGGTGAATTGGAAAAAATCGGAGGGCGGGTCCTAGCCTGGGGTCACCGACCGGCAACTCGAGGGTGTGCATGCGGCACATACCCGTCGGCTCACATATCACAGGTG